AAAGGGAGATTACACTAGACTTTGGAGCCTGTACAGGAAAGCTAAATACTTTAGACTTAGGAGACATTACATCCTGCTCAACAGGAAAACCCCTATCAGACATAAACACAGAAAGAGGGTCTTTCTCGTCCGCACGAACTCTACGAATATAATACTGAGAAAAACGAGGATGGATACCACTAGCACTATTAACAAGTTGACTAACAGTGCCGCTTGGTTTAACGCATGTAATAGCCGTTGATTGATTAATGTCAAGTTTCTTTGCCCATGTTTTATTAGTTTTGATAGCAACATATTTCATCTCTCCTAACCATAGTTCTGTTTTATCACATGGTTTTCCAAGAACAGGATGATCCATAATGCCTGTTAAACTTACTCCAAGCAATGCTTCTTCTTCTGTATTCTTTTTCCAAACACTTCTTAAATACCTAAAGTCCGTTAAAGTAGCTTGAAGGGTTCCTATAATAGCGGCTACTTTTACTTTTTCTTTTAAGGTTTCTAGGTTATCGTCATTTCTAATAACTACTTCAGATAAATTACAAAATTGATTTGACCTAAGTATAATCTCAGAACAAGGATTAGTTCCAAAGTCTTGATTAGGATCTCTTCTATCGTTTCTAGCGGCTATCTTTTGAGCCGCAACCCTGCTAAAGATACCGCGCTCTCCGGCCTTAGATTCATACATGTTCTGCATCTCACTAAGAAAGGCTTCAAAGTCAGGCTTCTCAGTATAGGCTACACTATTGTTAGCTAATCTTCTTTGACCCTCATTGCGCCACCAGTCACCCATCTTAGCTTTACCCATTCTTTGATCCGAAAGATTAGATAAACTAATTAAAGCAGAACGCCTAACACCACCGACAACCACAATGTCTGCAACCTTACAAACAACATCGTGACACTCTATAGAAGTAAGCTTACGTCCTTTTGCTTTTGTAAATATACCAACACAAAAATTAAACAAATCATCTAAGGGTTCAGGGCCAGAAGCTCTACCGCCAAAAGTTTTTAGTCTAGCTCCGGCAGGTCTTACTTTACTTAAATCCCACTTAGGAATCTTACCTGCATAAAGTAAACTAATTAACTCTCTAAATGCAGAAGACCACCCTATCTTACTATCTGCTACAACAATCATCGTATCAGTTGGATGAAAAGATTCAGCAACTTCCGGGAGTTTATTAATAAAGTTTCTTTCTACACTAAAGCCAACACCAGTGCCGCACATAAGAACATACATGAGTTCATCAAAAGACCTTGGAGAATCTATATGCAAATAACTACAATTAAATCCTGCTACATTATCTCTATCTAATGCTTCTCCGGCTGTCATAATACAACGCATAGATGGCATAACATCTAAGTTATAAACAGCCTCATATATTTTCTGTCCTTCTGCTACAGTTATTTGTTCTCTGTCTCTCCAAAATTGTACATAACGATAAACAGTTTCTGCCCATGTTTCTCTTCTTTTATGTTCAGGAAGCCACCTAGCATAACGACTTTTATGTATAAACTCTTGATACTGATCCATTGTTTTATTCTCTATCCTTTGGTTGATTGTCTTTGTGTTTTATTTTTTTTAACTTAGAAGAGTTTTCTATTTTGTTAAACTTTTTCTTACGTACAAACCTATCTCTTCTTTCATCTTTTCTGCTAAAAGTAGTCATTTATTTTCTAAAAGCTCGACCATTTTATTTAAATACCATATAGCCTTTCGAGCGTCCTCTATTGTTTTACCTTTATTAAACAATCTAGATCCTGTGTACTTTAACACATTACCGTGGCAATACCTAACAGCATATTCAATTCCTAACACATCAATTATATAATCAATCGTTTCTATATCGCCTTGATTATAATGCGGTGGGTGGTTCACTGCTTCCGTAATAGCGGTTGAAGCCCTATTCCAATTTAATCTATCCCATTCTTCGGGGGTAGCATCATCTATACTATTTCTAGCCATATCACTTTGCATCCTTAAATAATCTTCTATTTCATTCGACATCAAAACTATCTCTTTTCTTTTCGTTTATCCAATCACTAGGCATACTGTCTTCACTAAACCATTTAAAACCATTAGCACTTGCCCACTCTCCATGACTTCTTTTAGTTCCATCTTTTCTCATTTTAGCTTGCGGCATTGGGGCATTAGGATTAGCAAATAAAAAAACTAACTCTGTATTTTCAGGAAGTGCTTTATTAATCCATACATATTTACTGTATTCAGCGTAGTCCCAAAACCTACCTTTAGCTTCAAGTAAAACAGTTTTGTTTTTTACTTCTTTAGTAAAGTCAGGTTCATAAGTATGTTCAACAACATATTTAATTTTATCAAAATGAAAGTCCCACGAATCTAAAATACCTGTATGTAATTCGTATTCCCAATTAGAGTCATATCCTTTTACAAGATCTTTTTCTACAGGTCTTTTAACTCTTGGTTTACGAAAACCTTTTTTTATTTTTTTAGTCAATGTACAGTTACCTTTTGTTTTTTTTGTATTTCAAAATCAATTAATTGTTTTAGTTTTATCCATACTTCTAAAGATACATTGTCAACATGGCCGCCATCCACAATCATCCAATGACTCAAAGAAAACACACAGTCTTGTAAATTTAATTTTTGTTCGTTATCCATTCAACATCCTTTAAACTAATTGATTGTATTGGTTTAAAAGGTAGTAAATTTACAATCTTTTTTATTTTATTTTTAATCCATTTCGGATTGTAAGAATTTAAATATATAGTTCTGTTAGCATAGAAGTGTGTTTGTTCAGGTACAAAGTTTAAACAATTTTCTACAGATATTTTATCTGCTTCTTCTTGCGGCAATAAAGTTTTAAGCCATTCTACTAATATAACTTTACATTGATTAGAAATTTTTTTAGATTTTTTACCATTCATAATATTTCTTCTACCTGTGGTTCTGATGCAACGTGAGTTAAATAAACAAGACTATTAGAATACTTAAATGTTCTAAGCCCTGCTCCATCATTAGCATCATTATAACAATCGAATTTATACTTACACCAAGCACAAGACTTAGGTAGTTTGTAGTTACCTTTCTTACCTTCTGGTACAGGATCATAACATCTTTCTGGTTTATCATCTAAATCTAAAGATGCTATAAGATTGTTTATTTTATTTTTAATATTAGGTTTGTCTAACTCTTCTGGGCGATGTAAACAAAGCTCTCCTGATTCTTTATTAATAACTAAGAATCCACCGTTGTTAGTACCTTCCGCTTCTTCGTATCCTGCAAGCTGTCCTAAGTATCCGAAAGGATCGTCATCAGCTAATCTTCCTTGTTGAAACTTTTTAAAAGCAAAGTTAGATGCAGATTTAATATCAACCACTTCACCATTAATTTTACAATCCATATGTCCTGTAATGTTATCTACTTTAACTTCTTTCTGTTCATCAGTAACATCATGACCTGCCATTCTAACTAACATTAAAACTATTTCTTCTAAGACATGCCCATACAAAAACTTTATTTGAGATATAGCATCAACAGTATTACTTGAAGTATCTCTTTTCTGATACCACAATTGTCTAGCAGGTCTACCTATGTTAGACATTCTTAGTGAAAAATCACTATCTCTTTTTGTAGGGTTAGACCACGATAGTATAGCACCCTTTAAACCTTCCATAGTCTCGTCTAAGGCACTTTCTGTGATAGGTAGTGGTATCCCATTAGACAAGTCTTCTAAAGGCTTATATACGTCTTCTATAAGGTTTTCAAGTTTTTTCATTTCTATGCTTTGCAAATTTACATTGTCTAGAGTTGATATTAAATACTAATATAACAACACCTTCTTTCTTTTGTTTGTCGGTTCTTCCACTAGAATAGCTACACCTATCTCTTCGTGTAGATTTAACATCTATGAGTTTTATTTCTTTATTTTTAACGGCTATTAAATCTATATACCCACTACCTCCACAATTTTTAAATACCTCGTATCCCTGATCCCAAAGCCAAGTTACTGCATGGTATTCAGCAAAGTCTCCTTTTCTTGTAGAATTAAAAGACTTTCTTGCATCTCCTGATATTTTATTAATGTTTTTCACTTTAGTTTTCCTGTAGGTCAGGATAATACTTAGCATTAAACTTAGCTTGTTGTTCCTTTATGTCTGCTAGTTCTTCGTCCATAAGAGCATCCATTTTTTGACCTACAAACTCGTTTTCGTCTGAGATAGCCTTCCATCTTTTTTCAAGATATTCCTCAGACCATCTAATAGACCAACCCCCCACGACTTCTGAATAATCATCGTTATAGAATCCTTGGTTTGCTATAAAAATTTGACACCTATAAAAAGTTCCTCTATAAAACCACTCTGGAATATAGATACCATCAGAAGCATAAACATTGCCATATACTGCGTACTTTTTAATGTGTTTCTGACCAGTTGTTTCCGACATTATATTCTCCATCTAAGGGACAATTTAATTTCAAAGCACAGGTAGTTTCCTTTATAGAAATAACTCCTAGCCTTCCAACTTCATCGGCTATATCTTCCTTAACTTCTAACTGCCATTCGTCATGTACATTAGCTACGAACTTAGCATCGTAATTATTTTTATTTAACTTATCATTAAATATAATTAGAGCCTGTTTCATAATAATTGCTCCGTCACCTTGTAATAAAGTATTCAATGCACTATGTTCAGACCTAACTTTAATCTTTCTACCATCTACTCCTTTAACGAATCCGCTAGAAGCTTCTCTTGATACTCTGTTCTTAATTGTTTTAAATGCAGGGAGACTAGTAAAGAAGCGTTGCTTAAGTCTTTTACCATCGTGTCTACTTCCTTTAACCACTTCCCCAAGTTTAGCATCTCCGGCTCCGTACAGGAGGGCATATATGAAAGTTTTCGCCTGATTTCTTGATTCAAGTCCTGCAAATTTTTGATTAGCGGTGTGTATATCTCCATTGAGGATTTCATTTATATACTCCTTATCGTTCATGTGATGCGCTAACATTCTTAACTCTAGCCCAGATGCATCTATACCTACTAACTTATAACCCTCCGGGACAATCCAACAACTTCTACATTCTTTTCCATAAGGTGCTGAAGAGTTTGGAATTTGCGCTGTATTAGGATGTGAGTGTGTCATTCTAGATGTTATTGCTCCATTAGGATTTACAAATCCATGTATCCTTCCATCTTCTTGTATCTCTTTTATCCATGAAGTTATCTGTGCAATTCTTTTTTGAACAGTTAAATACTTGGCTATTAAAACAGCTTGCGGTATATCTTTTACTTTTATTAAAGTTTGTTCATCAACTACTGGTTGACCTGTGGGTGTAAAAACTTTTGGCTTCCATCCAAAGTCTATAAGGTATTCTCCTATTTGTTTTCTAGATCCTAAATTAAAATCTGTATAAGTTGTTCTCGTAATATAGTTATTAGACAATTCTATTTCGGCATACTCTTTGTTAGTTAGTCTAACTCCAATACCATCTTGATCTTTAGCAGTCCTAGAAATACTTCCAGTTTTTGTATACCTACGAGTTAAATATCTGAAGGTAGCTTTTGGTTTAAACTCTTGTCTTACTTCATCTTCAACCGAAACTAATAACTCATTTAACTCAGCTAATAAAAGCATACATTTCTTTTCGTCAATTAAAAATCCATTCTTTCTTTGTTGAGTTATAATCTTATACACTTCATGCTCTATGATTACAGACTTAGAAGTATATCCTTTAGATTCTATTTTTAAATGATCATAAACTTTGTGATTCAATTTAACATCATTAATACAATATTCTAACATCTCTGGTGTAAACGAATCCCAAGCATGTTCGTTGTCATCACCGTAATCGCCTTTCAAGAACTTTAATCTATAGCCCCAACTTTCTAAGCCATGACCACCCTCTCTATTTGGTTGAAACAATCTAGATAAAACCAAAGTATCTACTATTTTCTTATCATATAAATCTACTCCTTCTATATCTAAGATAGCCGGAATATCATATCCTAATATATTGTGACCTATTAATTTGTCAGCATCGCTAAGAAACTTACAACCTTCTTTTATTTGTGTATTGTCGAATGTATAAACCTTTTTGGTATCTGCACATATCGCAACAATACAAAAGATAACTGTCGGTTCAAGTCCATCAGCCTCAATGTCTATAACTAAATTCAAATAACTTCTCCACAATCATAATCATCTACTTCACTAAGCCTACCTGTAGAAGAATCATATTTTAAATAACCACATATTCCTGTCTCACCACTAAACCTATTCTTCAAAACTCTAACGACTGTCATGTTTCTTTCTTCAGGGTCTTCAGCTTGCCTGTTTCCCTCTAAAGCAATCGCAATATTACTTAACTGAGCAATAGCATTAGAACCTCTCAAGTCCTGTAGCCTCACCCTGCCGCCTTCTTCGTGGCTGTTTCTACTACCAGTAGCTTTACTTAAATGACTTATAGCTATAAGACTAACTCCTGTTTCTTCTACTACTGCTCTTAGATTATGCATAACCGCATCGATTGCTTTTCTTTCATCCGAACTAGCACTCATAGCCATACCTACTAAAATACTTATGTGATCTAAAACAATTACACCGCAATCTTCTGCTTTAGCTAGATATCTAATTCTATTTAAAACATTTTCCATGTCGAACTTACCAACATGTTTCAAGAATAAAAACCTACCACTTTTTAAAATGTCATCATAAGCTTTTTGTTTTTCCTCTGATGAAATACTCTCTGCAAGTTTAGGTTTTTTGAATATGTTAGATGGATCTTTTAAGATATATTTAACCATCTGTTCTCTGGTAGGTAGATGTAAAAGTTTATTAGCAGATAAACTCATTAACCCTAAAGCGGCAGTAGCTACGTTTTCTTCTAAAGAAATAACACCAATCTTTTCATCTGTAAATTTAAATATTTCTTCCTGTATCTGTTTAACTAAAGTAGTTTTTCCTATTCCTGTACCTGCTGTCAATGTAATCAACTCTGCTTTTCTCATACCATATAGCATAAGATTCATACAGTCCCAAGGATAACTACAGAAAGGCATTTCAAGATCAGACATAACTTCTTCATGTAACTGATCACTAATAACTATACCATCGGGTATATACTTCTCCGCCTTCCACCACATTGAAACAAACAAAGCTTGTTGATTTGCTTTTAAATAATCGCAAGCATCTTTAAAACCTTTAGGATGTTTCATGATTAAAGCTTTACCGCCAAACAATTCAGCGACTTGCTCCGCGCTCTTACGGCCTACATCATCTTCATCAAAACAAACAACAATAGTAGGGAAACTATCTAGGTATTCATACGATGCTTTACAATCTGCTAACGCGGAGCTACCTGACTTCACAGAAACACAAGGATATTGAGAGCCTTGCATTTGAAAGGCGGCCTGTGCATCATCCTCTCCTTCGCAAATAGTTACATACATTGCTGATCCGGCAGGAAACTCAGACTGTCCAAACAATTCTGATTTTTTTGGTTCTCCTGTCCAGTGAAATTCTTTGGTTGCAACTGTTCTTATTTTAGTAGCAACGTGTTCTGTCCCTTTAAAGTAAGGATAATATATTTTATCAATGTTATCTTTTTCATTTAACGAAACCTGTACACCATAATTCTTGGCGGTTTCTTTTGATATGCCTCTGTGTTTTATAGGATAAAAAGATTTAAAGTTTCTATCTAATTCTTTGTATGATTTTAAATCAGTAACTTGTCCTTCCATACTTTCCTCATAGTTTTTGTAGTGATGCTTGCAACTAAAACAAAACCCGGAGCCGTCTTCATTGACAGACACCGGGTCTGATCCACCACAAACAGTACAAGGTAAGTGGTATTTTGCAAAAGCCATAATTAATCCTCTGGCTCTGCTTGTTCATCCTCAATAATTGCTTCATCAACTAAATGCTCACTCATGCTTTGATTTAAAGTCATGATAGATGCTCTCGCTAAAGTTACTTCTAATTCAGCGTTACGCATTTTGTTTTGAGCATTAAGTAAAATACCAAAAACTGATTGTCCTTCAGGTGATAGTTTATTAACATCATATTTAACATCATCTTTGATAAAGATTAATTGTGCTTGATCACTCATAATTCAACTTCTCCTTGCTCTGTTTCTTCTGTCTCTTCAGCATCAAGTTCCAAGCCATCTGGAACAGCCGCTTCAACAAGATCAATAACTTGAACCGCTTGTAAATCAAGACCTTTGCCAAACTTTGTCCCATACTCCCAATCAAACTCGCGGTACTGTACTTTAACTGTAGATCCATTACCTACCCTATCTGTAATCGGATTTTTAAACTTATCAAAAAGTTTAGGCACTGGTTTTAAATTACCCTGATTATCAGCTACCTTTCTTTTAATAATGAGAGCCTTACCTTCGTCCATCTGTTTAACAGAACAACCTCGCATTTTAAAATCATCAGCAACTTTATCAGGCACGATTAAGTTAATAACATACATTGGTTCGAATTTAGTATTAGGTACTGTGATGTTAGCCCAATACGCTTTTCCTTCTATTATCGCCATACTACTTACTCCTATTTTATAAAATGAATCGGGAAACTAACACAAAAATATGTGTTTGTCAAATTAAAATTCTTCGAGTTCATACGCCTTACCATAGGTGATCATGCAAAAAGGTATGAGTATTACTACACCCATGAACGCTAATGCAGTCAACCCAAAAAACTGTTCACCAGTAACCCAGATAGGTCTTGAATCACAAAACTCAATGTCAAAACCTACCCCAGATCTAAAATTAAAAGTGAGATGATAACCAAATAATTTAATCGTCATTTTCTTCTCCTAATATAAATGATAATTCAAAAGTGTCATCAAAATTTAAATGATTGGTAGTGTAATAAGGTTTTTTATCAGGGTCGTAAACACGATTTCCATTATCATCTTTCATGGGATATCCGTTACGATGTTTCTTAAAATGTCTTTGTAATTTCTGATAAGTAAAACATGGGTAATCCCAATCGCTATACAAAGATTTACTTAAGCCGTATTTGTTTTTAACAAACTCTTCAATGGCTTCAACTACTTCATGTTGATCTAAACTAATTTGCATTTTTAATTTCCTCCAGTATGTTTTGTTTTAAGTTAGTTTCTTCTTCAGAGTTTAAAGATTTCCAAGTTACCATGTTAGAAATATTTCTTACGATATCTTGTTTGTCAAAATCTAATTCATGTAATTCTACAATTCTATCTTCAATAAACATCACGCCACCTCCAAAAAGTTATTAGTTTTAAATGCTTTCCTGACTAATTGTTGTCGATCATTTTTAACTGATGCAAGGTTGTCCCAACTTTTTCTTGAGCTAACTCCGGCATGAGTTGACCAGTCAGTTAACGCATTATAAACAGCCCAATAATTAGCACCTAAACGATTTCTATAAGTTAAATTATAAGCATTCCAAATGAATGTCAAATTAGAATTATTTCGCGGCAAAAGATGAAGTCGCATTCCTGGATCTTGTAACCAGTCAGGATTCTTCCGTACATTTCTTCGAGATCCTGCTTTAATTTCAAGATTAGCACCAATAGCATTAGCAAAGAATTCAAACGCTTCGTTGTCAGTGACCTTAGTATTCTTTAAAGTCTTCCATAAATCTCTTTCTTTAGTAAAGATATCTATAGCCTGACAGATAACATTAGCACCATGTTTAATGCTTAAAGATTTTGTATGTTTAGCCCTGTAAATACCAACACCTCCAGTTATAAACACTTGTAAATTCGTACAGGCGTGTTGAGTTGCGGCAACACTAATCATAAAAGGCCATGAACCATCTAAAGAAGTATGGCAAAGCAAACTTAAAGTCGCTTGATCTCCGTCACCAGTATCATAAACGTGTGCCGGAAAATTATATTTAACAAAACATCTAGACCCACTGTGACTCACTTTAATATCTTCAGTGATACCAACGGTATTTAAATTAGATCGCTCAATAATATTTCTAGCATTCTCAATCATATCTTTAGGTGCTACAGCGTGATAACGATCTCCATGAACACCTAATTCACTTCCATTATCAGTCCGGTAAACAATAAACTTTGAGCTATCGTGGCTAAAATAATTTTTCGTCACCTTCAGTTTTCTCTGCCAATAATCAGGCTCTTTTTGAGGAAACTCATTATGATCTACATTGTATTTTAATCTCTGAACTTTAATATCAAAGTCAGCATCACCATAACCATTATCTCTAATGGGTTTTAAGTTAGTCGCGTTAGCGTACATATTTGTAACAGTCATTTTCTTTCTCCAGTTTTTATTTAAAGTTTAACAACTAAATCTAGTATAGGGTATAGACTTAATCAATTTCAAGTATTATAATATCTTTAAAGGGTTTAAAGTAATTACTTTTAATTACTAATAATTATTATTAGTATTTTCTTTAAGCTCCTCAAAGAGAATATCAGAAACTACTTTTAATGTTTCCCAACTAATACCACAAGTAGCATCATGATTTTGCTCAACGTGTCTTAACACTTGTTTAGCTTGTGTTGGATTCAATCTAGGTCTAACGGATATAACGTCTTCATAGTGCCATTCAATAGCTATTGTTTCTGGCAATATATATTTGACATTACTTGGTACTATCTTAGCCATGATAACTCCTCCTCTTCTTCTCTAGTTTTATTTACAATAGACCATGCTGTATTATTCATGAATCTTTTGAATTCCTTTTCATTTCTAAAATTACTTTTCCAATTATCGTCTTTAAATAAAAGATATAAAAGTTCAATATCATGTTCAAGTTCATCCATCGTTTTTCTCCTTTTGTTTTATTTCATTTTTAGTTAAACAATCCCAACAAACATAATGACTATCATCATCAAAATCTTCTTTCTTTGTTAACGATCCATATATATCTGTAGGAATCCATAAGTCACCATCTTTATTTTCATCGCACCTATCACAATAAATAATAATATTGTCCGGGAATTGCCAATTCATAGCTACTTCTCCATTAAATTTAAGTGTTGTCTCCATCCCTATAATGGGTATTGGATTTGTTATAAACCATAGGTTCTTCTTTGATTAATCCTTTCAAACATTTCTTAGTTAGATTTTTATAGACATTTTGTTTTCTTTCCATAGCCATTTTTTCTAAGTCTTGATTAGATAATACACCAGAATTACTTAGTGTTTTTTGTAACCAAATTATTAAATGATGCTTTACACTTACATTAAAATTATAAAATAAATATTCATCCGCTTTAAATTTTTCTACAACATATTCTATGCAGTCATCTAATAAATCAACGCGGTCGTTTATTGTCCATAAAGATAAGATTTCATCAGCTAACATTTCATATGCTTTTTCTGTTGATTGACAACTCATAATCATTACCCTCCATTTGTTCTTTCGCGTATTGTTTTCTATACCCTTCAAGATAATCTCCATCATCAGATACAGGCTCATGTCCTTTCTCACAATGCCATGCCCCAATATTTTCTAAGGTGGTGTTTTCAAGATTCAAAATATCTTTAGTAAACTTATCCATAATATCTTCTATTCGTTTCATTTTTATCTCCAGTTATAAATCAATATGTTTAACAAAGTCACAAAGGCAAGCGATGAAACCGCCACAATTGACGTTACAGCTAACAAACCTAAATAGGTTACGACTATACCAGTGACTCTTTCATCGCTCCGTATGAGCTTTATATGGCGTAATTCTTTCATGCTTTTTTCTCCAGTTCTGGCGCGTGCTCTCTCAATTTCCACCATTCTCTTTGCTCTTTAGAGGCTCCCGTTAGATTTAAAACTTTTCTATCAGGTTCGATGTCAAAAGCTCCTTTTGTTTCTTCTGTGCACCAAATGCAAAAGGCATCGTTAAAATTTCTTTTGACCCAAATCTGATAAGTCTTATCAAAGTCTTCACAATCATCCCTTGTATCAAGATCAAGAAAAGTATCTCCGGCTTTTAGTTCTCCGAATGTAGTTGTCCAGTCTTTAAATTCATGTGGCATTTTTTTATCTCCAGTTATTTAATTTATATTTAGTTTAATATCTCAAAATTATTTGTCCAATATTTCTCATGAATGTTCATTATAACTTTCGTGAATAGTGTTATAAATTAATAGGTTACTTTCCATATTTAAAGTATTATCTTAATTATTTAAATTCGGATAATATTATTAAGTAACTTAAAGAAATCATAAAACCTATGATCATCATGCATAAAGTTTCAATCAGTACATCTTCATTAAAAAAGTTTGCTTTTCTTTTTCTTTTTCTCATGTTTATTTGTCCTTGTTATTAAAAAAAATGGGGCGTATTTCAGCCCCTAAAGGGGAGTTTAATTTATTGCTATAATATCTTTAAAGGCCGGCAGATTCGCGGCAGTTATGAAGAAACTATTCTCTTTGAGGTTCTCCGCTTCACGTTGTTTAATGCTTGATCCTTTGCGTTTTAATGCCCCTATTATTGGTGCGTCTAGGTGTCGTAGGTCTGTCTCATCGAAAGACTTGAAGCCGTCAGGGATACTCAAAGAGTCGCGGCTAATTCCCTTGGTATTGAACGCAATCGCGATCCGGTGCTTTCGCTGTACTGCTTTGAGTAATGCCGCGCGGCTTTGTGTGCTGTACATACTGCCGGAAAACGTGAGATCATAGTTATCAAGTGTATTCTTTGAAATCCGGCTGAGTATTTTCGTATAATCATAAAACAAAGAATCGGGCCGTTGTTTGATGATATAGGAAAAATCTATATCACTAGTACCATTTAGCCGGAATAATGCCGGAATGCCTTCAACGGCGGCTTTACGCTCCGCCTTATCAACTTCTGTGAGTATTTGAGACTCGAACCATTCAGGGCGCAATAACATTAATATAGTTCTTTTGGTCGCGGCATTCTGGCCGGTTGTCATTCCTAACTGTCCGGATGATATCAAGCAATCTCTTTTGCATCCGGCTAGATCTGCAAAGACACAAAGGGTTTTTGTGCTGACTTTATCTGCCGGCTGTAGATATAAAATATATGTGGTGAATTTATCCGCGCCTTTTTCTACCTTTTGAGAAGATCCGAATAACTTCATAGGCTTATTCAAATACTCCAGATTATCGCGGCTCCATTGTTTAGCCTTGTTATTGATCAAGGTGCTGGTATTAATTTCTTCTAGTGTAATTTTATCCATGTTTTAAACTCTCCAGTTTTTAAAATTTTTTATTTAGTGTTAAAGAAAAATAAACACTACAAAAGGCACTCAAAAAAGAATGCCTTTATATGGTGGTTACTTAAAATCCCTAAATCTATTGTTATAGTCTCTTACACTGTTAAAAATATAATAACTTGGTTCTAGTCCTTTAGAGTCGTAAAAGTCTCTTAATTGATCTATAGCCTTGTTTAAGGTTCTTTCTACTTCATCGAATCGATAATCATCATCTCTGAATTCTTCTATGCGACTTGATGCCCAGTAAATTGCATCATATAAATAATTGATTGCTTCAAGTTTTTGTTTATTCATCTTGAAATTCTCCATGTTCGATTAGTTCTTCGGTTTTATAGTAAATTGTTGCGGCTCGACTTGCTAAAGTTTCAACATCATAATGAAGATCTTGATCCCAGTTTTGAACCTCTCTGATTTCTTCGACCTTTTCTTCAATGAAATCTTGAAGATTATTTGCCTGAGTTATTATTGATTTTAAGATTCTTTCTACTTCTCTATTTTTAACTGTCATTTGTATAACTCCCATTAATTTAAATGAAGTTAGATTCTAAAATTTTCAATTGAATAATTCTAATAAACGAAACTTATAGTCATTATTCATCAAACTAATAAAGCCGTCTAAGCTCAAAAGAAAAGTTTTTAATAGTAAAGTATAGGTTGAAGTTAAAACGGCTTAGAAATGAAAAGAGGCGGTTTAATTGCGGAGTTTATAGAATCTTTGAAGACTTTAAAGTTTATTCTGGATAATTCAAAAGTCTTTGAAGACTTTGAAGATTTTGAAGAAATAGTCAGTTCTTTAAGTACTTTTTAGTCTTTACGGCTAAGTAAACAAGAATATAAATAGTATTTCCTTTAAAAATCTTTGAAGACTTTGAAGACTTTGAAGAATGTCGAAGCTCTTTGAAGACTTTGAAGAATAGAAAGTTTGATTTTGAAGTTTTTTAAGATTTCAAAGTCTTCAAAGATCAATTAAAAGTAGGCCGGCAGGTGGCCACACCCCCTCCCCCCTATATATACTCAATCATATACAATTTTAGAAGGATTAGATGTAAACAAGATAGCCGCGCAACTTAAAGTACTTTAAAGTCCTTTAAAAAGTATTAAACACTTTAAAGGAAATACTA